GCGGCCAGCGCCCTGCGGCCAGCGCCCTGCGGCAACAGTCTGGATTGACCGCCAGCCTATCAGCGTGCGCGCACAGTCGATTTTCTTTGTCCTACCCTCGTCCTACCCTCACCCAAAAAAAAAAGCGCCCCGTAGGGCGCTTGTGTGTGTTTCGGTCGGGTTAGTCTTTGTTCATGGCGGCGAGGATCAGCATGGCGAGGATATAGATGAGAACAATCATGTCACCATTCTCCAATGATGCTGCAATAGTCGGCACTAGTGAGCACAAGGTGATCGACTAGCGACACTTCCATTTGCCGCGTCCACTCCCCTATGTGCTTTGTCAGCGCCACGTCCTGACTACTTGGCGAGCACTTGCCCGATGGGTGGTTATGCGCCAGCAGGATCGCACTGGCGTCATGCCGCAGGATATACTGCGCAAGCAATCTAGGCCGGATTTCGCAGTCGGTCGCCCTACCCTGTGGAAATTCTTCAATGGCGATTAGTTGCCCTTGCGCGTCTATGAGCACCACGACGGCAATCTCATGCCGGAGCGTGCCGTAGGTCGCTTTCAAATGCTCGGCAAGCACGTCGCGCGCCTCTCTGCACTCGTTCCCTATGTCCCTGCGTCGACTATTCGGCAACAGGGACTTGCGCCCCTGCACGCGCCGCACGCCGTCGGCAAGGATCAGCCGTGCCGCGTCAATCAGTTCCATTTCGCTTTCGTTGAATACGCTGTGTTCGCTCATGCCCGTGCCCCTTGAAGAAGTGCAACGCCTTGTTTAACCCAAGCAAGTGCACTCGCTTCGTCAATCACCGACTGTTGTACAAAAAGTTGAGTGGTATTGATAGGCGCGGGAAGCACGCCCGATGGGTCAAGGTATTGTCCTAGTCCGGAATCTGCTTCTTCCCCTCGCTTGTCGCACGCGGCAATGATTGCAGCAAACCCGAACAGCCGAAAGAAGCCGGCGAGGCATGTAGTCGCCGCCAGAAGGTCAATGTCAACTGACGCGCCATGCGCTTTCAGCAGGGTGGTTATGGCGAGATTGCCCATGTCGTTGGCTGATCTGTTAGTTCCAATCGCCCCGACAATTTCGACCGAGTAGCCGGCCGACTGCATGATTTGCGCCAGTGATAGACCCGCAACGCCACGCCATGCCAGAACGTCAGCGTTAACGCCGCCATTGCCGCAGATGTCAATTACGATTCTCACTATGGACGTGCCGACCTTGACGCGGCGTTTGGCCGTGCTCCACGCCGTGCCAAAATCGCCCCGATTGATCGCATGGATGTCAAGATCGTCGCCGAACGTGCCACGGACACGGACACGGTTGACACCGACCGCACGCGGCAAGCTGGCGGAGATACTGTCGCGCATGATGGCAACTCTCTGCGCGCCAGCCGGATAGCCGTTTTCGACTGCGTTTATCACGCCAACAGCGCCGCCTTCGATACCGTGCCAGTCCATGCCCTTATTACGCCCCTTGTGCCCTTCCATCAAATGGCGATTACGGCCACATTTCCATTCTCGATTCTCTGCAAGCAAATCGAACATGCTTGAAACGCTTGGGTAATGGTCGTGCACCAGTTCCGGCTGGACCGGTGCGCGCCATGTAGGTTTACGTGCCATGCTCATGCCCTCCCTATTGCGCGCATGCGCTCATCATCTGACCATGAAAGCAACAGGTCTGCCTTGACTTCTTCAACAGGGATACCGGCAAGGCACGCGGCAACGAGGCGTTGCGCCAGCCGGCTGGAAACAATGCGATCCAGCGAGGCGTTCTGCGCGCCCTGACGCAGTTTGAAGAACCACGATTCCAAATCGTCCAAGGTTTGCTGATCGACCGCAGTCGTTGCCTTCTCCCATAGGGTCGACCTTACTCTGCTCTTTCGGTCGGGCATGGTGAACAGGGTCTTTTCATACTGACAGTCATAGTCGATTGTCATTGTGTAAAACCTGTCCATTGTCGAGCCATCCAGCGCAGCACGTGCGGTGTACGAATTCGTCGCGCCGTTCATCGTGTTGACCGCACCTACCACAATGCTGTTCGAGTGCTTGAACACAGTCGGCTCATCCAGCTTGTGCGGAATGGTAATGAAGCCATTGGACAGAACTGAATTGAGCGCCATGAGCACATTCGGGTCAGAGGCGTCCAGCTCGTCGACGAGGAAAACGCTTGGTTCCTGCAAGCACTGAACGAAGGGCGAGGGGCGATAGCCGAAACCGGAGCTATCCTCTTTCGGCATGAGCCATCCAGTAAGCTGGCTTTCGCTCATGCCCATAGTGCAGGAAATCGAGCCAAACGGCACGGCCAACAATTGAGCGAGTTGTTTCGCCAAGTAAGTTTTTGCCGAACCAGCCGGACCTACCAGCATGAGGTTAAGGCCGGCTTTCGCAGTTATGCGCCATGCCTTCTCCAACATCTTGTGCGGCACGATACCTGCGGCCTTAACGAGTCGGTCGTATTCATCATCTGCGCCAGCTTCCGGCGCGCCCTGCGGTGCATCCGACTGTTCCGGAGCGCCCTGCGGTGCATCCGACTGCTCCGGAGCGCCCTGCGGCGTGCTCTGCTGTTCCGGAGCGCCCTGCGGCGTGCTCTGCTGTTCCGGAGCGCCCTGCGGTGCCGGTCGATTGTCAGGCGTTGCCGATTGCGGGCGTTCGCCGCTTGCCAGCCTGGTGGCGACAAACAGGGCAATCTGAAGCATGGGTGCGCGGGCGTGATCACCACGCCAGCCGAGTGCGCGCGCCATTGCGACAAGTTCCAGCTTGTTGTGATTGGCTTGGAGCGCCGTTGCGCTTTCGATGATGTTTTGCATGTCGGACATGGTGTTTCCTTTCGAGGTCAGATGTTGCAGATGATTACTAGGCCGAGCACTACGCCCAGCAGAAGAAATCCAAGGTTGCCGCTTGGGGTGTTGCGTGTGCTGTTCAGTAGGGGAGACATGTCGCTTTCCTTTTCAGAGTTGAGGGTGAGTCTGAATTTTAGTGCAACATTTAAGAGTGTGCAACAGTTTTCTTTGCACAACAGAATGATGAACACTATGGGCGTTTTTGCCCATCCACCAGCGATGTGTACACGTCATCATTCACCTATATATATATAGTCAAAAAGTGTCCATTGACGCGCGTGCTATGACTGTGGCGACGAATTCGCTTTTTTGTTGTACCAACAGAATCCAGTGCAGCTACAACATGCACGCGTGTGTGTTGCTGCAGCATTAACTGTTGCACTGGCACGCTTAACTGTTGCACTGGCACGCTTAACTGTTGCACCACAACATGCACGCGTGTGTGTTGCACTGGCACGATTGACTGTTTCGGCAGGGCAACAGTCGACTTGTTCAGTCGGCAGGGTATAGGTCGGTATGCTTCTATCATTAACAGTCAGTAAGCAATCACTAACTGTTGATGCTGTTGTCATTATGTTGTTGTCGTGCGAAGTGATTGCTTACCCACCCCCTGGGTCAAGTGCCTGGTCTGGGTCATTTGCTCGGGCAGACACCATCAGATAATCTATGAAATTTTCATAATAGTTACAACAGATTCTGTTGTGCTCTTGCATTACCAACACCCCACCCCAATCTAGTAACACAGTTGTTTGACACACCATTTTCTGCTACGATAAGCCCATGTCGAACGCACAGTCGTCCCTTCTCCCTCAAGTCGAAACCAACTCCACTTCCATGAGGGAACTGGAGAGACAGTCGTTCGCCATCGCCTTCGAGCATCTCCTGGAGAAGGTCGCCGAGGGCACCACCCTGACCACGTTCGCAACCGAGTACCACACACCGCTGTCGCCTGGTCGTTTTCGCACGTGGATTTTCGCCAACAACAACCGCAAGGCGGCCTACATGGCGGCCAAGGCGGTAGGAGCGGAGCACGTCGAGGACGAGATGCGGCGCATCGCCGATGGCCTGAACGCCGATGGCACCCCTTCCCTGAACGACACTGCACGTAGTACATTGCAGGTGAACACGCGCAAGTGGATATTGCAGGTCTGGAACAGGAAGCGGTATGGCGACGTGAAGCACATCGAGCAAACCACCACCACATCGGTCGATCTGTCGAGGCTATCGACCGACGACCTGCGCCAGCGGCTGCTGGAGCAGATGGGGCTGTCGTCTGCATCGTCCGAACTGTCCGAGGTCGATCTCATGGACGACGATGACGACCTCCCCTGATCCCCTGTCGGCGATCATCGACTTCACCCTGCCGTTCGCCAACGTCAGGGGACTGCCGCTCACCCTCGTCAACCTGCCCGACGACACCCTCGCCGTCATCGCCCAACTGCACGCGCGCCAGCGGGCCGCCAGCCGCCTCGTCGACTACGCCGACACAGTCGTCCTCGACGAGGACACCACGCCAGCCCTGCACCACACCATCATCTGCGACGCCATCGACCAACTGCTCGACGACGACTACGACGACCTGGTCATCTGCACGCCGCCGGGAGCGGCCAAGAGCACCTACACCAGCCATGCCCTCGGCAGTTACTTCATGGGGCGGTTCCCCAAACGCAACGTGATCCTCGCCACGCACACCGCCGACCTCTCCGAGAAGTGGAGCAGGAAGGTGCGGAACACGCTGGCAGACCCTCGGCACGGCACGGTCTTCCCCGACAGCGCCCTCTCCCGCGACAGCACGGCTGTCGGTCGTTGGGCGACATCCCTCGGCGGGGAGTTCCTGGCTGTTGGCGTGGGAGCCAGCATCCTGGGCTTCCGCTGCGACTGTGCCATCATCGACGACCCCATATCGGGCTACGAACAGGCGCAGTCGGAGACACAGTTGCAGAAGGTGCACGACTGGTTCGAGACAGACCTCATCACCCGCCTCAAGCCCCGCAGCAAGATCGTCCTCATCTGCCAGCGCCTCGCCGCGAACGACCTCGCGGGCTACCTCATCCAGCGCAACGCGATGAACCCGACGCGCCGGCTCAAACTCCTCACGCTCCGCATGGAGGCCGAGGAGGGCGACGACGACGGCACTGGCCGCCAGCCGGGCGAGCGGCTGTGGCCGGAGTGGTTCACTCCCGAGATGGTGGCCGACGCCAGGCGGGACGACTACAAGTGGCGCACGCTGTACCAGCAGCGGCCACCGTCCTCCAGTGGCGACTGGGTGGCACCCGAACACATCAGCATCGTGGACATCGTCCCGAGCAACCTGTCGCGTTACCTCGTCAGCGACCTGGCGCTCTCGGTCAACAAGGGCGACTATTCGGTCCACATCGCCTGCGGGGTCGACTCCGCCGGCAGCGTGTTCGTCGAGGAGGCGTGGCGCGACCGGTGCGCCGTCGAACGCACCGTCAAGAAGCACCTGGACATGGTCGAGGAGTTCAACCCGCTGGAGTCGCTGATCGACGACGACAACGCCAGCAAGGTGTATGTGCAGTTCCTCGCCTCGCAGGCGCGGGAGCGGCGCGTGCCGGTGCCGTGGAAGGTGCTGCCCATGCGCGGGCAGGACAAGGAGACTCGGGCGGCACCGCTGCGGGGCATGTTCAGGTCCAAGCGGATCTTCCTCAGGCGCGCGGCGTGGAACGAGTGGTTGGTACGTGAACTGATGGTCTTCCCCAATGCGATGGGAGAAGGTGTCGACGACGGCGTGGATGCGCTATCATTGATCGGACGCCGGCTGGCGAGCCTCGCTCGGCCCGCTGCCGCCGCACCACCGCCACCGCCGCCGAAGACCCTCTACGACATGACCCTCGACCAGTTGCACGAGGACCGTGAGCGCACCAGAACACTCAGGAGGATATGATGCCGTCCCGCTCCCCCGCGCAGAAGCGCACAATGGCAGCCATCGCCCACGGGTGGCGGCCGCCGCTGACTAGCGGCATCCACATCCCCGTGAGCGTCGCCAAGGACTTCACGGCAGCCGACAAGGCCAAGGCGCACGCCACGGCCAACGCACTGAGAAAGAAGAAGCCATGAGCCAGTACGACACCTCCTCCACATCCGACGGCAACATCGACTCCCTCGCCAAGCTGGAGGAGACTCCGCAGGGCCAGCGTGACAGGTGGTCCGAAGAAATCACGATGGCCGAGAAGGAACTGAAACGGTTCCATGAACAGGGTCGCCGGGTGGTCAAGCGGTTTATCGACGACCGTGACGCGGTCGAAACGAACCAGCGGTGGTTCAACGTCTTCAACACCAACGTCGGCATCCTCGAGTCCAGCCTCTACTCGCAGATCCCCGGCGTCGATGTCAGCCGGCGCTTTCACGACATGGACGACGACGTCGCCCGCGTCGCCGGCATCATATTGCAGCGCAGCATCGAGCAGGACATGGCCGAACCATCCTGCGACTTCGATCAGGTCATGCGCCAGACAGTCAGCGACCGGCTCATCCCCGGCGTCGGCACGGCATGGCTCCGGCTGGAGACTGAAACCGAGGACCAGCCCGCCATCGAGGACGAGAACGGCGGCCTGACAACGCCCACCGACGAGGAGGGCAACCCGCTCCAGAGG